GCGAAAGCCTCCGAGGACAACGGTGCGACTGGATCGGACAGCGAGGTTCCGGCCGACTGCATGGCGGGAGAGGCGAGTAGGGTCGATGCCGGCCGGACTGCATCTGCAACGTCTGAGAGAATGGACGTGACGGGCGGAGAGAGTGCCGCACCCTTTTCATTCCCGATCACATGGCACCAGCCCTACGAGGGCGGGCGCCTGCTCGCGAAAGCCGGAGAGATCGAACTCGGCGCGGTGTTTCCGGACGGGGACACGGGGCGGTGCACATGGGCCTTCTGGCTGGGCAGGAGCGTCGCGCCGCCGCACAAGCATGCGCGCACCGTCGAGGCCGGAAAAAAGGCGTTGACGAAGGAATGGCGCGGCTTTCTCGGTCGCGCCGGACTGGCGGTGCCGGCATGAGCCCGATCCGCAAAGAGGTCACCATCGGCGACTGCCGCCTTATCCTTGGCGATTGTCTGGAGGTGCTGCCGCTGCTGGGCAAGGTCGATGCCGTCGTAACCGACCCGCCTTATGGGATGAACTGGAACACCAACTCTTCCCGCTTCAGCGGCGGACATCGTGACAATGTGCATCGGCGGCAGCAGGGTCGCAGCGACTGGGGCTCCGTCCACAACGACGACCGTGAGTTTGATCCGTCTCCGTGGCTGACGTTCCCGAAGTCTGCGCTTTGGGGAGCTAACCACTTCGCGTCGCGTCTGCCGGTAGGAACAATGCTTGTCTGGCTGAAGAAGCTCGATGGCGCATTCGGTACCTTTCTTTCAGATGCTGAGATCGCGTGGATGAAGGGTGGCCACGGTATCTATTGCCGTCGCGACCTGTCGATGAACCATGCGAGTGGAACGCTGCAGCGGCTCCATCCGACGCAGAAGCCTGTCGGCATCATGGAATGGTGTGTCGGAAAGACGGAAGGCACCATCCTCGACCCATACATGGGCAGCGGCACGACCGGCGTTGCCTGCGTCAAGGTTGGCCGGAAATTCATCGGCATCGAGATCGACGAGGCCTATTTCGACATCGCCTGCAAGCGCATCGCCGATGCCGTCGCGCGACCCGATCTGTTCGTAGAGGCGGCCAGAGCGCCGGAGCCGAAGCAGGAGTCGCTGCTGTGACGCGCCCTGACTTTTCCCCCGCCATGCTGTCGTTGTTCCTGCGCGCGCGGGCGCATTTCGCGCATGAGAACCGCGACGCCGAAGGCGCGCAGAAGGGAAAGCATCCGGCCTGCTGCGGCTTTCAGGCCACGGCGAAGCGCGAGAAAGCCATATGGCGAAAGCTCGCCCGCGTGACCCATGCCGAGATGGAATTCGCATGGATGGGGCGGCTGCTGTCGCCGGCGCCACGCGCCCGCCTGTGGGGCGCGCTCGGCCATGCTCCGGGTGATCACGGCATCCTGCTCACCCATGGCGGACAGGAGCGCGCCGATGGCTGACTTCGATCACGACGCCTTCGCCGAGGCCTTCGAGGCCCGCCTGTCGGCCATCGGCTACACGGCCGACCGGGCCGTGCAGAAGTGGCCGGACACCGACAAGGCCATGATCAGCCGCGCCCGCAACGGCAAGCCGCTCTCGTCCGGCAACATGCTGCTGCTCTGTCAGATGGCGGGCCTCGACCCCTTCGCCTTCCTGATCGTGAAACACAAACGCCGCGTGACGCGAAAAACCATCTTGAAACAGATGGTTACAGTGCCTGTCACCCGTGAAACACCGGAGAATTGCTGATGGCCCGTATCTATCTGGCTTCGTCCTGGCGCAACCCGCATCAGCCGTGGATGATCGATCTGCTGCGGCAGAACGGGCATCAGGTCTATGACTTCCGCAACCCGCCGCACTCGACCGGATTCAAGTGGTCCGATATCGGTCTGACGCTTCCTTGCACGGCGGAAGAGTATCGCCGCGCGCTTCTTACGCATCCGCGTGCGGCGCAAGGTTTCGGCGCGGATTTCGCCGCGATGCGTTGGGCAGATACGGGCCTGCTCGTGCTTCCATGTGGCCGCTCGGCGCATCTCGAACTCGGCTGGATGGCCGGCGCCGGCAAACGGACGATCATCCTGACGCAGGATGGTGAAGAGCCGGAACTCATGGCTCTGCTGGCTGACCAGATTTGCGTCAGCCCCGATGAAGTTTTGGGGGCGCTGCTGTGACAGACCCCGTCAATCATCCTCCGCACTACACGTCGCACCCTTCGGGCGTCGAATGCATCCAGATCGTGGAGCACATGGGTTTTTGCCTCGGCAACGCCATCAAATACATCTGGCGCGCCGATCTGAAAGGCAACGCGGTCGAGGATCTGGAAAAGGCGAGATTCTACATCGACCGCGAGATTGCGCGTCGCATGCGGGGAGGCACGGCATGAAGGCCTCCGATCTCGGCAATGCGCAGCGGCTGCTGGACCATCTGGCCTCGACGCGCGGCCTGCTCGCCCGGCTGGAATCAGGCGCGGCGATCACGCTCGTCGTCGGGGAGGGGAGCGCCAACGCCGCGCTCCATCTCTCCGCGAAATACATCGAAGGGCTGCGCCATGACGTGGTCGGCAGCCTGAAGCAGCGCGCGCATCAGCTCGTCGGCGATCTCGCCGCGCTCGGGGTGGAGGCGGACTGATGTCGGCCCTGCTCAAGCCATCGCCCGCACCGCCCGCGCGCCTCGCCCGCGTGCATGTCAGTTTCCCGATGACGTTGTCGGGTCGTCTTCGCCTGCTGGCGGCGGCGCGGCGCGAGCACACGGAAGCGATGATCGCCGCGCTGATCGACTATGTCGTGGCGCACGACCTCGCCGACGACATTCTGGACGCGATGCGCGGCGCGCTTCGTCCCGGTCAGGGGCGCATAGAGGCCGGCGGCGAGACGCTAACGCACAACCAGGCCGCGATCCTCTTCCTTGTCGGAGAGAACACGGGGGCCGACGGAGTGTGCCGGCTGTCGCTGGACAAGCTTTCCCTGCTGTCCGGGCGCGGCCACAGCGCCGTCGGCAACGCCGTCGCGGCGCTCGTGCGCTTCAGCATGATCGAGCGCGATCCGTCTCCGGTGCCGGGGCGGCTGCGGCCCTGTCGCCTGACCGCGTCCGGCTACGCGGCATGGCACGATCTGGCGAGGGGCGAATGACGGACGGCCAGCAACTCGCGGCCATTCGCGCCGACCTCGCGGCAATCGCTCCCGGCAAGTGGCTGCGGGCTGCGGACGCCGAAGGCGAGTTCGTCGAGGCGCATGGCGATATGGGCGAGATCCTGACGATCTGCCGCATCCATCCCGGCGCGAGCGATGCGGAGCGTCGTTTCCTCGCGGCTGCACCGGACATGGTGCGCTTCCTGCTGGCCTTGGTCGATCGCGCCGCCGACACGGTGCGGCGCCTGCGCGCTCCGGCGGACGGGCAGGACGGCTGCGGCATGGATTCCTCGCACGACGTGAAGGACCGGCACGGCCTGAGCGGCAAGGATTATGCCGCGCAGGCCGCGATGCAATGCGCCTCGCCGGCCTTCCTGCGCTTCCTTGCGGAGAAGCACGGGCTGGAAAGCCCGCTGACCGAAGAGCGCGCGGCGCAAAGGGTCCGTTCGCTCTGCGGCGTGACCAGCCGGCGGGAGTTCAACGACGGCGACGCCGCCGCGGCGCGCTGGAAAAGCCTGATGGCTGAATTCGAGAACTGGAAGAGGGCGGGATGACGGCTCATGTCGGACCTCAGGACCTGTTCGGCGCTGTAGGCATTGCTGCTCCGCGCAAGCGATGGCGGTGCCTTAAGGTGCCCGGCTTCATGCCGGCGGCCAAGCTGCCACTGCCGGTCATACCGCCTTCGAAGTCTGGCATCCGGCGCATCGTCGCCGTGGACAGCTTTGCCGGTGCTGGCGGGGCGTCCGGCGGCATCAAGGAAGCCTTCCATCGCCTTGCCATGGCCGGTCTTCTGCCGTTCGGCCATCCCATGGGGCCGACCTATGCGATCAATCATGACGAGCCCGCGCTCATCATGCATGAGATCAACTATCCTGACACGATCCACCTTCGCCACAATGTCTGGCAGGTCCGGATGCAGGAAGTGCTGGGCGACGATCTGTTCGGCTTCCTCTGGCTGTCGCCGGACTGCCGCGACCATTCATCTGCGAAGGGCGGGCCGATCACCTCGCGCGCCGTGCGCGACCTTGCCTGGGTGCTGATCAAATGGCTGAAGGAACTGCCGGACTGGCAGCGCCCTTGGACGATCTGTCTGGAGAACGTGGGCGCCTTCGCCAAATGGAGCCCGCTGATCGAACGGCCGGACGGCAAGGGCTTCATGCGCGATCCGGACAGAATCGGGCACACTTTCCACCAGTTCGTGCACGCGCTTTCGCGTTTCGGTTATTCCGTCGGCTGGGGCGAGATGGTGGCCTGCGAGCATGGCGACCCGACCATCCGCAAGCGCCTGAAGCTTTGCGCGCGGCGCGACGGGCAGCGCATCGTGTTCCCGAGGCCGACGCATGGCGACCCGAAATCGGAGGCTGTGGTGTCCGGCCGCCTGAAGCCATGGCCGGTCGCGGCCGACATCATCGACTTCTCGCTGCCGTGCCCTTCCGTGCTGATGACGAAGGAAGAGGCGCGGGCCTATACGAAGTCGACCGGCCAGAAGATCATCCGGCCGCTGGCGATGAAGACCGATGCGCGGCTCGCCAAGGGCGTGAAGCGCCATGTCATCGACGCAGCGGCCAAGGGCGAGGCCTTCATCGTCACATGCAACCATGCCGGCGACGGGTTTCGCGGGCAGGGAATGCGGGAGCCGCTGAAGACGGTTGCAGCTGCTCGCGACGCGCACGGCCTGGTCGTGCCGCATCTGATGACAATGCGAAACTCCGCCAAACCGACCAGCGCCGCGAACGAACCCACGCATACGGCCACGGCAGCCGGCGCGCATCTTTTCGATGTAGAGACCACGATCGCGCCCTTCCTCAGCCGCGGGCAGCATGGCGGCGGCAATCGGCCTGCCAATGTTCCGCACACCACGATCGCCGCCTCCGATGGCGATCAGAATCAGGTCGTTGTGCCTTATCTGGTGCCGCGCTACGGCGAGCGCGCCGGGCAGGAGCCGCGAAGCTTTGCGATCGACCGTCCGGCCCCGACGCCGGTGCCCGACGGCAATGGCGGCAGCCTGGCGGCGGTCTATCTTGCTCAGCACAATGGCGGCTCTCGCGGTCCGATCGGCCGGGGCGCGGCCGCGCCCCTTTCGACGGTCGAAACGGCGGGATCGCAACAGCAGATCGTCGCGGCACACATGCTTTCGCTCAAGGGCAGCGATCGCCGCGATGGATCCTGCGAGGCACCGCATCCTGCCGTGTGCGCCGGCGGTCAGCATTCGGCGCTGATCACGCTGCCGCTGATGACCGCCTACTATTCGACGGGAGGCCAGAGCGCAGCGATCGGCGATCCGATGCTCGCGGTGCCGACGAAGGCGCGATTCGGACTGACGCATGTCGACGCCGCGCCGCAGCCGCTTACCGATGCGCAGCTTGCCAGCGCCCGTCGCGTAGCCGCCTTCCTGCGCAAGCATGGCTGCTGGGACGGCGGCGACATCGTCACCATCGAGATCGAGGGCATAACCTTCGTCATCGTCGATATCGGCATGCGCATGCTGACGCCGCGCGAGCTTGCGCGCGCAAACGGGTTTCCGGAGAGCTTCTTCCTCGATCCGATCTGGAAGGGAAAGCCGCTTTCGGAGACCCAGCAGCGGCACAAGATCGGCAACGCCGTCTGCCGTCTGCCGGCCGCCGCCTTCATCGAGGCGAATTATCGCCCGCCGCTCGAATGGGGCCAGAAAGCGTTTCTGGAGGCAGCGGAGTGAGCGCGCCATTTGAAAACGGCCCGCCGGCCGCACTCCATGGACTGGCGGAGCGCCGCGAATCGCGGCGCGCGCTGATACTGGCCACTATGCCGGTTGGCGAGCTGGTGCGCGCCAGCGACATTGCAAGCTCAGTGCAGATATCGGAACGATCAGTCTATCGTCATATCGCCGCGTTGAAGGCCTGCGGCGTGCCGATCATGGGACAGACTGGCGTCGGCTACATGCGGCGGTGTGTCCGATGAGTCACGCTGCGACGAAGTGGGCTTTCGATCAGCCTGAGCTGCACCGGGACATGAAGCCGTCCGAATGGGCGGTGCTGATGGTGCTGGCGGATTGCCACAACCCGGTGAACGGCTGCTTCCCCAGCCAGGACTACATCTGCACGAAGACCAACCTCGGCGAACGCGCGGTGCGCGATCAGCTGTGTCGTCTGCGCGAGCGCGGACTGATCGATTGGGACAGCGCGCGGGAGAACGGCCGGCGCGGCTCGAACCGCTACATCCTCGGCTTTGAGGCGGGATTTCAACCGGCAAATTTTGCCGGTAGCTCAACCGGCGAAATCGAGCAGGCTCAACCGGCAGATTCCGACAGTTTCAATCGGCAAAATTTGCCGCCTAACCCTGTAAGGGAACCAGTAAAGGAACCTGAGAGAGGGTGTGAGCGCGAGGATCAGAAATCCGAAACGGATACCGTCGTGCCCGACGACGACATGCCGGGACGGGCAGCATTCGACAAGCGCGTCATGCGGTTCATGTCCGGCCGCGGCTTCGTGGCGGGGCCTTGGCCGAACTGGGACAGCGGTGGCACGGCGACGCCGGCGTGGGTGACTGCCCGCTTTGCCGAGCTGACATCGCAGCAGCGCATCGAGGCGGAGCGCTGGCGGGATGCATACCTGCTCGACATTGCTGGCCGAAAGCTTGAGCCAAAGCCTGTGGGGACGTTCATCCGCGACCGGGTGTGGGAAGGGCTCGACCCCGCCATTCTCGACCGGGCCGAGAGGGTGAGGCAGGGCCGGCTCTCGCCGGATGAGCGTTCGCGCCCTGATGGCTGGGCGAAGTGTCTCGGTCCCGTCGGCATGGCGCGCTACTTCGCGGACCTGCTGGCCGGAAGCGCGAAAGGCCTCGCGCTGGAAGGCTCGTTCGTTCCTGATCCGGTGTTGCGGGACAAGTGGCCAGAGCTTTGGCAGTTCCGGACCATCCTGCGGCAGAAGCAGGGCGTCGTGTTCGGGCCGCGCTGGCATTCGCTCAAGGGCGCGATGGAGCCAGTCCCGCAGGGTTCCGACATGCTGGCTCGCTGGAAGGCGACGTTTGCCGAGCGCGGCTGGCTTTGGCTCAGCGAGTTCGATCGGGTCGATGTGGTGTTCTGTCCGGCAGGCGGGCCGGAGGGACTGATGCAATTCGAGCAGGCGGTGCGAGGCAGGACGGATGATGATGGCGGAAGATCCGAAGCGGCTGAGTGAGGCTACAGCCGTCGGGCCGACGGACAGGCAATCCGCGAGGCTCGATGCCGCCCGCGCCATCTCCCGCAGGCAGCAGGCGCTGCTTGCGGCAGCGGGAGAAATGGCTCCCGATCGTCGGTGGGCCATACTCCATGTCGACAATCGGCGCGACAATGATGTGGATAACCAGCTCTCACGGGCGATGATCGAGCATTGGTTGCCGCTGAGAAAGGCGGATGAAACGCGCAGCGGGAAGCGCCGGGGCGCTCCGGGCCAGCCGGTTTGGATGCTTGCGTGGCCGGGCTATGTGTTCATCAAGATCACCGATACGGCGGCCGCGTGGCAGGGCATCATGACCATCAAACATGTGAAGTCCGTTCTCGGCGTGGGTGAGCGGCCGTTCTTCCTTGACGATGACAAGCTCATGAGATTCAAGGCGGAATTGGCGACGCTCAAGGTCTGCACCGGCCCGGAAACGATGTATGTCGAGGGAGAAGCCGTGACGGTGATCGATGGACCGTTTGCCTCGTTCCCCGGCAAGATCCTCGACATCGCGGATAGCTCGGTGCAGGAAGGCCGGGCGCGTGTCGAGGTGATGATCTTCGGGCGCGCTGTGCCTGTCGAACTCGATCTTGCGCAGATCGCGAAACGCGTATAGGCGAGTCGTCCTTAGGATCTCCGACAGATTCGCAGTCCAGGTGACCAGCGACATCGGACCCGGAACAGACGCCACGCAGACGTGGTCAGCCTGCTCGCAACGGTGAAGATTCTACCAACATCCAATCACGTCGGGGTAGAGCAGCCCGGTAGCTCGTCAGCCTCATAAGCTGAAGGTCGGCGGTTCGAATCCGCTCCCCGCAACCAATCACGACAGCAAGGCGAACCCCGCCAATGGCGAAGCTGAAGACGCTCGGTCCGTCGGTCCGGACTATGGATACGCGCACGGTGAAGCCGTTGCCGAAGCGCGCCGATCCGGAACTCCTGACTCCAGAGCATCGCGCCTGGCGCGCCGAGGTGCTTCGGCGCGCCGGCTACCGGTGCGAACAGATAGAGAGGGGCAAGCGTTGTGAGGTGAGGGAGCCCGCTCGCCTGTTCGCCGATCACGTCGTGGAGCGCAGGGATGGTGGCGCGCCCCTCGATCCGGCCAATGGCCGATGCCTGTGTGGTTCACATCACACCCGGAAGACGGCCGCGGCGCGGGCGGCCCGCCTCTCTCGATAGGGGGGTGGTCGGATCTCCACGGCCTTTGGGGGCCGGAACCGCACGGGGGACACCAGCAGATTTTTTTTGCCATGGCACAAGATTTGGACCTTTTCGGAAACCCCTATGACCCTGCCGGACGAAAACAGGGGCGGCCCGAGCACCAGCCATCCGAGGAAAACATCATAACAATCATGGTGTTACTCGCGAGCGGCATGACAAATGGCGAGATCGCAAAGACGATCGGCATCTCGGTGCCAACGCTGCGCAAACATTATTTGCACCTGACACGGCATCGCGAGGTCATGCTTGGTCGGCTCAAGGGCAAGCTCCGCACGGCTCAGATCCGGGAAGGGTTGAAGGGTAATGCCGCTGCTCTTTCGGGAGCACTCAAGATGCTCGACGCGGTCAGCGCCGAGAACGCCCATCGCGACCTGCAGAATCGCGCGGCCAATCAGCCCGGACGGCGAGGCTACGTTTCCAAGAAGGAGCAGCGCCTCGACCGTGCCAGATCGATCGGCGGGAAGTATGCGGTTCCGCCGGCGCCCCGACTCGTCTCGAACAACGGTCAGGCTGTCGCCGCGGCCCAGCCGGACGAAGAGTAGCGGTCAAGGTTGATGCGCTTTTCCACTGCGTGCCCCGATTGGGAACGGCGGATCGTCGAACGGGAAAGTCTGATCCCGTTCGCGCCGCTGTTCGAAGACGAGGCCGCCGCGGCGCTTGCAGTTTTCAAGTCGTTGCAGATCACGGATATCCCTGCGTTCGTCGACCGGAAGACTGGCGAGGTTCGGCATCCCACATTCGGGGAGTCCTGCGAGCAATACGTCTTCGATTTCGTGGCTGCGATCTTCGGCGCCTATGACGCACAGTCGGCGCGTCGCCTCATCGAGGAGTTCTTCCTCCTCATCTCGAAGAAGAACATCAAAAGCACCCTTGCTGCCGGCATCATGGTAACGGCGCTTATCCGCAACTGGCGTCATGATCAGGAGCTGATCATCCTCGCCCCCACGCGTGAGATCGCGGATAACTCGTTCAAACCGGCGGCCTCCATGGTGAGGGCCGATCCGGAACTTCGCGACCTTCTGCATGTGCAGGACAACCTGAAGATGATCACGCACACGATCACCCGGGCTGTCCTAAAAGTCGTTTCTGCAGACTCGGCCACAGCCGGTGGGAAGAAGGCGGGGTTCGTTCTCGTCGAGGAGCTGTGGTTGTTCGGCGAGCGCGCCGGCTCCAGCTCGATGTTGCAGGAGGCGACCGGCGGGCTGATCTCGCGTCCTGAGGGCTTCGTGATCTACCTCACCACCCAGTCGGACAAGCCGCCGGCCGGCGTGTTCAAGGAGAAGCTGGATTACTTTCGGGACGTCCGCGACGGGAAGATCGACGACCCGCATAGCCTGGCCGTGATCTATGAGTTTCCCGAGGCCATGATCGAGGCGGAGACGTATCTCGACCCGAACAACTGGTACATCACCAACCCGAACATGGGCCGGTCGGTGCGCCGAGACTGGCTGGAGCGGAAGCTGCTCAACGTGCGCAGTGGCGCGGACGAGGAAGGCGATACCTTCCAGAGCTTCCTCGCCAAGCATCTCAATGTCGAGATCGGGATGCGCAACCGCGCCAACCGGTGGCCCGGCGCCAATCACTGGGAAGCGGCGGTCGATAGCGAGTTGGCGCAGCTATCGCACTTCGATGCTCTGGAGCGCCTTCTCGACCGCTGCGAGGTGGTCGTCGTCGGGATCGACGGGGGCGGACTGGATGACCTGTTCGGATTCTCGATCGTTGGAAGAGAGCCGGACGAGATCGAGGTCCCGGTTGTTGTGAATGGTCGCGAGACCGTCGTTTACATGAAGCGATGGTTGTCGTGGTCCCACGCATGGTGTCACCGCGAAGTCCTGAAGCGTCGCAAGAAGATCTCTCCGATCCTTCTGGACATCGAGAAGGCGGGTCATCTCACGATCATCGACGTCGCGCTGGAGGACATCGCGGCGATCGTCGAGCTTCTGAAGCTGATCAAGGCTCGCGGCATTCTCGGAGCCGTCGCGGTCGATCCCGCCGGCCTGGGGGAATTCGTCGATGCGCTCGCTCTGCCGGATGTCGATATCACGTCGGACAATGGGTTGCTCATTGGCGTGCCGCAGGGCTTTGCCCTGATGAACTCGATAAAGACCGCAGAGCGCCGGCTGTCCAACGGCATGCTGCGGCATGCGTCCGGACCGCTGATGCCATGGTGCGTCTCGAATCTGAAGATAGAGGCGACCGCAACCGCGATCCGGGCGACGAAGCAGACGGCTGGCGATGCCAAGGTGGATCCGGCCTTCGCCTTGTTCGATGCGGTCGCGGTGATGGTGAAGAACCCTGAGCCGCGAAACGTGACGTCCGGCTGGGATACCGACGACTTCGACGCGCTGGAGGCCAAGATTGAGGCCGAGATCGCGCGGGCCGAAGACTTCGTTCACGTCTACTGAGCATGGGGACGGCACATGCGATTTGTATCAACCGCGATGCACGCCGCACGGCGGGCCGGCATTGCCGTCATTCGCGCGATTCCTCCGCTGATGCGGGACGCCGTCGGCGTCAGCGGGGCCGGCATGATTGTCTATGGGGTATGGCAGATGCATCAGCCGTCGGCGTGGATCGTTGGGGGAATTTTTCTCGTCGCGACAGCCTGGCGTCTGGCTGTGCGTCCGCGTCTGGCCGGCGAGGTAGATTGATGCGTGGCCTGTTCGGTTCGCTCGCCGCCGGCGTCGAGCGAAAGGATGCAGCATCCAGCCGGTACGGGTTGGTCGACGAGATGTGGGCCGACTTCTTCGGCGGCGCCCGCACCTCGAAATCAGGCGTGTCCGTCAACTGGAAATCCGCGCTCTCGGTCACGACGGTCCTTGCCTGTGAACGCGTCCGCGCCGACGGGCATGCCTCGGTGCCGTGGAAGCTTTACCAGCGCACGGAAACAAGCAGAAATGGCACGACCGTCGCCGGACGTCGGGAGGCGCGCGATCATCCTCTGTACGATCTCCTGGCCACGGCGCCGAATGAATGGATGACAAGCCTTGAGTTTCGGGAGACGCAGAGTTTCCATGTCGACCTTGCGGGTCGGTCCTATGCCTTCCTGAACAAGGTTCACGGTCAGATCGTCGAGATGATCCTTCTCGATCCCGGCCGCGTTACATGCAGCGTCAGCCGGGACTTCTCCAGGGTCTACACCCTGCATGGACTCGATGGAACGTTTGAGAGGGTCAGCGCCGACAAGATCTGGCACGTCAAGGGGCCGTCGTGGGACACCATCGAAGGTCTCGACGTCATTCGCCTCGCCGCCGAGGCGATCGGCCTCGCGCTGGCCACCGAGGAAAGCCATGCAGCCTTCCATCGCAATGGCGTGCGCCCGAGTGGCATGCTCTCCGTGGAAGGCAACCTGAACGAGGCCGGGTTGATCCGGCTTGCCGCATGGGTGAGGCGGAACTTCGGCGGCGCGAGCAACACCGGCCGCATGATGACGGTCGATCGAAACGCCAAGTTCATTCCGTTCCAGATGAACGGAGTCGATAGCCAGCATCTGGAAACCCGCAAGTTTCAGGTGGAGAGGATATGCGAGGTGCTGCGCGTGATGCCGATCATGATCGGCTTCTCGGGTGACAAGAACGCGACGTTCGCCTCGGCCGAGCAAATGTTCCTGGCGCACCTGATCCATTGCGTCCGACCGATCCATCGTCGCTTCGCCGGATCCGCGGACCTTTTCCTGCTGACCAAGGAGGAGCGCCAGAAGGGGTTCTACACCGGTTTTGTGGACGCCGACTTCCTCAGCCCGGCCATGAAGGACAAGGGCGAATTCAACAAGACGGCCCTTGGCGGCGGCAATCCAGGCTGGCTTACTCAGAACGAGGTGCGCGGCTTCGACGAACTGCCGCCGATTGACGGCGGCGATCGCCTCTATGTGCCGGCCAACATGGCCGCGATCGACAAGGACGGCAATGCCGTGCCGCTCGTCACACGTCCTGCGCTGCCCACTGGAGAATGACCATGGAGCACTTCACTTCAGATCTTTGCGAGGTCAAATTCGCCACCGGTACTGCTGACGGCACGTTTTCCGGATACGGGGCGGTGTTCGGCAACATCGATTCCCACGGGGACCGCATCGAGAAGGGCGCCTTTGACGAAACGCTCCGCGAGTGGCGCTCGAAAGGCAAGTACCCGAAAATGCTGCTCCAGCACGGAGCGATGTTCTTCGGAGCGCCCGACGACGATCTTCCCATCGGCCAGTGGACGCTGATGGAGGAAAACTCGAAGGGTCTGAAGGTCGAAGGACGCCTCTTCGCACTCAACACCGATCGTGGCGCGCTGATCTACGAAGGCCTGAAGTCGGGAGAACTCGACGGCCTTTCGATCGGCTACCGCGCCAAGAAATACACGATGGGCACCAAGCCGCAGGATCCGACGCGCACCCTGCACCAGGTGGATCTCCGCGAAGTCAGCATCGTGACTTTTCCATCCAACGACAAGGCCACCATCGGGAGCGTCAAATCCGCCCTCGATATGTTGAATCCGCGCGAGTTGGAGCGCGAACTCAAGCAATTTCTCTCGGGAGCCGACGCCGTGAAGGCTGTCGCCATCCTGAAGAAGCACCTTCAGCGTGAGGCTGGAGGCCACTCGCCGCAAAGCTCTCGAGATGAGGATGCCGCGGTCGAACTGCTCGACACGCTGAAGAAGCTGCGAGCGGCCTGACCTCAACCTTTCAATAACGGAGGGCAAGATGCCCGAACTCAAGGACGTGCTGGAGGATGTCCAGCGCGAGGTGAAGAAGTTTGGCGACGACGTCGGTTCGCTGAAATCCACCATGGAAAAGGACCTCAAGGAGGTTCGCGAGCTTGCCGAGAAGGCGGGCAAGGCGGCCGGCGAGGGGACTCAGCTGAAGGCCGATCTCGCGGCGCTGGCACGCGGCGTGGAAGAGAAGCATGCAGCCATCGAGGCCAAGGTCAAGGAGATCATGGAAAAGGCCCAGAAAGAGGCCGACGCCATTCTCGAGATCCAGAAGAAGATGAACCGTCCGGGCGGTCTCGGCGGTGGCGATCAGGAGAAGCTTCTGAAGGACGCGATGGAATTCAAACGCGTCGCGATGTCCCGCCGCGGCGAGCTGAAGTCGAACACCGTTCTCTCTCCCGAGAGCGTCAATGTCGACGAATACAAGGCCTACCAGGCGGCATTCGCAATGTCGCTGCGCCGGGAAATCAACCATCTCTCCACCGAAGAGCAGAAGGCGATGATGGTCGGCTCGGATCCCGACGGCGGCTCCCTGGTGCCGACGCAGACCAGCTCCCGCATCATCACCAAGGTCTATGAGACCTCGCCGATCGACGAACTCGCCTATCATGAGACCGTGTCGACCGACGCACTCGAAATCGCGATCGATACCGATGAGGCCGGCGCTGGCTGGGTGGGCGAGACGGAGGCGCGACCCGAGACCAGCACGCCTCAGGTCGGCGTGCAGCGCATCCCCGTTCACGAGATCTACGCCAAGCCGAAAGCAACGCAGCAGCTCCTTGAGGATGCCGGCATCGACATTGAGGCGTGGCTCGCGGGCAAAGTGAGCGAGAAGTTCGCTCGCATGCGCGCCCTGGCGTTCATCTCCGGAAACGGCATCAAGAAGCCGCGCGGCATCCTGACCTATCCGGCGGGCTCCAACGGTGTCAGGGGCACCATCATGCAGGTGCCGTCGGGTAACGCCACGCTGCTGACCGACAATGGTCTCGTCACAATGACGTTCTCCATCAAGGACAAGTATCTGGCCAATGCCAACTGGCTCATGAAGCGCGGGACTGTAGGTTCCGTGATGCTCTTCAAGGACCTCAATGGCCAGTACATGTGGCGCCCTGGCCTCGAAGCGGGCAAGCCCTCGGTACTGCTGGGCTACAATGTCCGCCGCGCCGATGACATGCCCACCGTTGCGGCCGGAACCTTGCCGGTCGCATTCGGTGATTTCCGGGCGGGCTACACGGTCGTCGACCGGCTCGGCATCCGCACCCTGCGCGATCCCTATTCCTCGAAGCCCTTCGTGGAATTCTACACGCGCCAGCGCGTCGGCGGCGACGTCGTCGATTTCGAGGCCTTCGCTCTTCAGGTCGTCGGCACCTGATTCCCTCACTCGCCGAGGCGCAGACAAGGCTGCGCCTCACTACGCCAAACCACCCGGTCAGCGCGCGGCGCGCGGGAAATCACGGAGGGTCCCATGCGGGACATCATCTCTCACATCGACTTGAAGCGCGGCGTTTCGCCGGCGGCCGCCGTCACGGACAATACCCCGATCGTGTCGCAGATCGTCGACCGTCTCGGCTACGAGTCCGTCGCGTTTCTTCTGCTTCTCGGCGCCATCGCCGATACCGATGCGACGTTCACGGTCCTTATGGAGCACGGCGACGCCGCCAACCTGTCGGACGCGACGGCCGTTCCGGACGACATGCTCAATGGAACGGAGGCGCTTGCGACGCCGCTGTTCTCCAGCGACGACAAGGTCTTCAAACTCGGATACGTCGGCGGCAAACGCTACGTCCGCGTCACGCTCACGCCCGCCGCGAACAGCGGCAATCTCTTCGCGGCAGGCACATGGTTGCTCGGAAGCGCGAACCTGCGTCCGACACCTAACCCGCCTGCGTGATCGCGGCGGACCAGCCTTGCCGGCGCCTCGGCGCCGGCATCCTCCATCAACCAGACAAAGGATCAGCCGCCATGAAAAAGGGCGAGGTCATCAAGGCATTCCCGTTTGCTCTGGACGGGATCAACGTTTCGCATTTCGCTATCGGAGCCGCATTCCCGCCGGAGGGCGAGAAGGTCGCGGACAGCGCCTTCGACGGACTTGTGTCCGCGGGCTACATCACCGCGCTCGCCGCAGAGGAAATACCGGCAGAGGAGGCGCTCAACCGGCGTATCATCGACGTCATAGACCGCCGACTGGCGGCGGCCTCGGATCAGGAACTCAAGGATATCATTGCACGGTCCGGAGCACCGTACAGTGGCAATCTCGTGCATGCCCGGCTTGTGTATGCTGCGAAGCAGCAGCTGCAGGCCGAAATGGAAGGCAAGGCGCCGATATTCGGGACCAATCCGAACGCCGGCGTGACAGAGCAGCCTTTGTCTAAGCCGGGTGAAGCAACCCCGCCTTCTGCGGCTGCGGCCGTCGACGCCCAGCATGCGCAGGAGCAGACCGCTCAGCGGCTCGCTGGTGAGAACAAGGCCACCGATCAGTTCGGTAATCCTCTGGGTTCTGGCAAGTCGGAGGTTTCCGACGCGGATCTGGAGGGAATGAAAAAGGACGAACTGGAGAATCTCGCCAGGGAGCGCGACGTCGATATCAGCGGCGCCAAGACCAAGGCCGAGATCATCGACGCGCTGAAGAGCGCCTGAGAAGTCTCGCCTATTTCATGATGGAGCGGCCGCATGCGTTCTGCTTTCACAGTGCTCACGCCTGCGGTCGATCCAAACCTGCTGTCGCTCTCCCAGATCAGGCAGTGTGCCGGACTCGCACCGAATGACGACAGCTTCGATGCCGACCTGATCGCCTTGAACGCCCGTGTCACCGCCGATATCGCGGCTGCCTGCAATATTCGCGGGGACGGCGGTAATCCACCAACACTCTGCCGCGAGACAATCCGCGAGATGTTTCGGCAACGACGAGGTGACGACGTGATTTTCCTGTCGCGGCGGTTCGTCTCATCGATTTCGTCAGTCACGGAAGACGGCACTCTTCTCGTCGCCGGCGATACGGAACTTGACGCCGAGGCGGGCATGTTGAGTCGCCGCTCTGGTTACCGCGACATTGCGTGGCGCCGTGGCGAGGTCGTGATCGAGTATGTGGCAGGTTTCGAGGTGGTCCCCGGCGACCTCGTTGGCGCGGCGATGGATCTCGCCCGGGTCCGGCTTTCGGCAGATTCGACGGATCCTCTTGAGCGCAGTCGGACTGTGACAATCGAAGATATCGAAACAACGCGAGTTGACCGCTGGGCGGGGAGCATGCCCGGCGCTTCAGCCGGACCAGTTCCGGCTGACATAGCTGCGCGGCTTCAGCGATACATGAATGTGGGAATCGCCTGATGCTGGATATGTCGAACACTCCTTCCGGCATGATCGCGAGACTGGACGATTCCCTGAGGCGCCTTGGCCAGGACGTGATCCTGCGCACGGGCAACACGACCGTTGGACAGGTGACCGTCCGTGCACATGTCCGCACCGTGAAGGCGCGTGATGAACTGATCGGAGGGATCGTTCAGGGCGACAAGATCGTGCGGATCAGCCCGACCGGCCTTGGGAGCTTTGGTGAGCCGAAGAAGGGTCAGTTTGTCGTCATCGGCGGCAAACCTCACGCAATTGTTGCCGAACCAGAGTTCCTGCGACCCGGTGGAACGCTGGTGCGCATCAACATGATAGTGAGAGGGTGATCAGCCGATGGCGCTGAAGTACGCTCCCGGCTCGATGAGCTTCGACGTCGCCCGCCGCGCGACGGCGGAGGCGACGCAGCGGGCCATCGTGCGGACGGCGAAGCGATTGCACGGAGAGGTCATGCGCACAGATCCCCGGCCGGCGCGCTTCACGCGCATCGTCGACGGCCAGATCGGTGCGCGCGAGGAAAGCGTGAGAGCCGACGGCGTCATTACTTACCTCTACCCGCGCCTCGACGCCGTGGTGCAGTATGCCATGGAGGTGCTGTTCGAACTCTCGCCGGTGCTGTCCGGGCTCTATCGGAACTCGCATACCATCTTCGTCGGAGGAACGGCCGTGCCGAACCTGAAGGGCTGGCAGCCCGATGAGGAGGTCGTCATCACGAATACCGTGCCGTACGCGCGGAAGATCGAGCTTGGCATCATGAAGATGCGCGTTGCGGGGTCTGCCCGCGTCTACGCTCAGGCTGCGAGGAAGGTACGCGCTCGCTTCGGAAACGTCGCGAAGATCGGTTTCACCTATCGCGGCATCATCGGCGGCGGCGTGTCATCGTCGCGCGCCGGCAACAAGTCGGACTTGCGCTATCCGGCGCTGGTGATCACGGAACGCTGACATGGCCGATATTGCCGGCGCTCTCGCTGCCATAGAGCAGCGGTTCAATGCCGCGTGGACCGCGACGCCGAAGGCCTTCGAGAACGGCCCCGCGCCTCAGGTTCAGGACGTCAACGGCATATTGCTGCCGTGGGTGTTCTTCGAGGCCTATGTCAACGAGGCCGACATTCGGGGTGCTGGTCGGCCGGGCAACCATGTCGTCATCGATCGCGGGGAGATCGCGGCGACGGTGTTCGTGCCGCTGAACAGCAATCGCGCCACGGCGCTTCAGCATGCCGCCGCCATAGGCGAGGTCTTCCGTGTGCAGGAGTTCTATCACGCGGAGCCCGGCTGTTGCGTCAGGACGTGGACGCCGGTTGTCGGGCGGGGCGCCCGCACCGTTACCGAAAATCCCGACGGCAACTGGTGGGCCGTGACGGTGACCATTCCCTTCGAGTTCATCCGCTTCGCTTGAAGCGTCCGGCGGCGTGACGCCCGCGCCGCTCTTCAATCCATGCCGGTCGGGCGACGGCGCTCCCTCAAGATGAAGGAATGCAAAGATGGTGCATCAAACAGGGCGCCAGATCGAAGTCGCCTATAAGGTGGAGTCGGCATACGGCGCACTCGCGGGCGCGAGCGGCGCGAAGGTCTTCCGACCGAATTCCGGCAACCTCTCGATGTCGATCGAGCCGATCGGCTCCAATGAAAATCGCCGCGACGGCATGAAGACCCGTGGTCGCCATGGCACCCGCAACGTGACCGGGCAGTATACGGGAGACCTCTCGGTCGGCTCGTATGACGACTGGATCGAGGCGGTGTTCCGCGGCACGTTCAGCGCGGCGCTCGAACTGGACGAGGGCGATTTCACCTCGATCACGACGACGGCGAATACGATCGTGCTGGCCTCGGGCTCGCCGATCTCTCTCGGCCTGCGCGTCGGCGACATAATTCGCCTCAGCGACCACGCCACGGCCGCCAATAATGACCGCAACCTTCGCATCACGGCGCTGGACTCCACGACGATCACCGTCGCCGAGACGATCACGCTGAACAATACGCCGGATACCGACGTGACCATCACCCGGCCAAAGAAGGTGATTCAGGGCGTCACTTCGCGCTCCTTCACCGTGGAAGAGCGCGAGATCGACATCGACAGTTCGGAAGTCTTCACCGGTATCCGCGTCGGCCAGATGCAGCTGCAGATGCAGCCGAACGGAATGGCGACACTGAGCTTCAGCCTGGTCGGACAGGATATGCAGGTGAAGAGCGGCGCTGACAGCCCGTACTTCACAACTCCTTCCGAGACGACCACGATCGGTCTCACTTCGGTCGAGGCGAAGATCAGGATCGGCTCCGAGGATGTCGTCGATATCACGTCGCTCGACCTGACGCTGAACCTCAATGCCGCCGGTCAGCCGGTCGTCGGGTCGAACCTGACGCCCGACGTGTTCACCAACCTCGCCGACGTGCAAGGTTCGATCACGGCGCTGAAGCGGGATGCGGCGCGCACTCAGCAGTATCTCGATGAGGACGGCTTGTCGCTCTACCTGCTTTTTGAAGAGAAGGTTGAAAGCGGCACGCCGGGATTCTGCGCCTTCTGCATCCCGAACCTGACGCTGGCGAGCGCCACAAAGTCCGATCTCGGCACTGACGGCGCGCGCACACAGTCGTTCTCCCTGCTTGTCGGCAAGGATCTGCGCGGCGGCGCGTATGACCCGACGATGCTGACATTCCAGACGAGTGCGGCGTGATGAGCGCCGCCGACAAGGTGCGCGAGGCTGCGTCGGTGCTTGCCGCCGCGATCTCGCAGGCGCAATCGGCCGGCTATATCGTGACATGGCCGCGCCGCGCGGCCGATCTTCCGGCCATCGCCGTCAGCGCCACGGCGCGCGCTCTGGAATCGGAAGCTGCTCCAGCCGCCGCGAAGCCGGCTCCGCGAGCGCGTCCGGCCCGCAAGACATCCTGATCACCATCCCGTCGGCAACGGGCATCTGGAAACTGCGCAGTGAGCGGGCCGGCGTATTGCCGACGTCGGCCCGCGACCCTTACGGCAAAAGGAATTTCGAGCCATGGCAAAGAACGAAAACGTCGCCGTCATCGACTTCAGCGACGACGACCTGAACACGCAGGACACCGCCGACATGGTCGTCGTCGTCGGCGGCAAGCCTACCGACTGGATATGGACCTTCGCCGGCCCCGGCCACCCGCAGACGGTCGAGCACAACAACCGCGTCGCCCGCGACGCGCTGCACGAGTCGCGCCAGCATGAGCAGAGCCGGTTGAACGGCAAGAAGGTCAAGCTGCCCGACGAGAGCGTCGAGGAGGTCCGCGAGCGCAACGTGCAGTGGATCGTCGCCCGCCTGATAGGCTGGACGCCTGTCCGCATCAATGGCGAGGACTACGCGTTCTCGCAGGACAATGCACGGAAGCTCCTGCTCGATCCGCGCAAGCCGTTCCTGCAACAAGCCATCGACTTCCTGACGGCGGACGATTCTTTCACGAAGCGCTCGGCGAAGATCTGAAGGCGCACGCCGAGCGCACATTCGCGCTCAACGAGATCGATCCGGAGACGAAGGTCAGCTATCGCGAGACGCTGCAAGGCCTTCTGGATCGGGCGCGCGCCGACGAGCGGCGGGCGGAACTGGAGGCGGAGCTTGCCGTTCCGCCGCTGCCTCGCGAACTTGACTATCTGTGGCGGGCCTTCTGGCGGCTCGCCGGCCGCCGGCAGAGCTCCGGCTTCGGCCCGGCGCGCATCAGCTGGATGGAGATCGACGCATTTGTGCGGCTGTCAGGGATGCGGCTCGCGCCGTGGGAAATCGAGCTGATCGAGGAACTGGACGATCTGTATCTAATGGAGCGGAAGGGGACGGAGTAGCTATTTCTTCTTTCGCCAGACTAGGGGATCGGCGGCGTAGGCTTCGTAATAAGGGTTAAGTTCGCTTTCCTTCAAGATCAGCTTGGTTGTCCGGTCAAGAAGGCGGCGTTCATCGCAGGAATAAAGCATCATGACCGCGCTCTTGGCTTCCTCTTCGGAATAGGGTTTGGCCCGAAGCGTCAGATCTGAAATCGCTCGCTCGCACCACGCAATCCATTGCGGCGTCGGAAACACCTGGGCTCCAGACGGACTGGCCGCCCCCAACATCATAACCAACAGCAGAAATTCTGTTCGCATCGTCGCGCCTCCGAAGGGCGGCACGATAGCGTGGCGTTCAAAAGCGGGCAATCATGGCCTCTGAACTCAATCGCATCGTTACCGAGCTGATCATCGACGCCCGCGGCTCTGTCGCGGGCGCTGCTCAGCATGTGCGCGCGTCGAAGGAAGCTGAGCTTGCTTCGAACAAGCTTTCGGATGCGGAGGAAAAGGGCCGGATCGCGCGTGAGAAAAGCGCGGCGTCGTTTATGGGCGTCAGCAGCTCGATCGCGCGGGTGAGGTCCGAATACACCAACCTTCAGGCTCGGCTCGATCCAGTGTTCTCCGCGCAGATCAGGCAGCAGAAGGAGCTGGAGCGTGCGATCCTTGTTACGGATGCGGCTGTACGTCGGGGTGTGACGACCGAGCAGCAGGCAACGGCCACAATCTCGCGCCTGCGCGACCAGCAGATACGCGACATGCAGCGCGTGAAGGCTGCAGCGCAGGATCTGATACGCGTCCAGCGTGCCGCCAACGACAATTCCTCGAAATTCGCGACGGCGAATATCGCTGCACAGTTTCAGGACATCGGCGTCACGGCCGCCATGGGCATGTCGCCGCTCCAGATCGCGCTTCAGCAAGGCACGCAGTTGCAGGCGGTGCTTGGCCCTATGGGCGCAGCTGGAGCCGTCAGGGCTCTCGGATCGGCATTCCTGTCGCTCCTCAATCCGGTGAGCCTTGCGACGATGGCCCTCGTAGCGGCTGTAGCCGCCGCGATTCAGTATTTTACCGCCACCGATGAAGCGGAAGAATCCAACCAGAAGATTCGCGAGCACGCGCAGATCATCGACGGCGTCGTGCGGGCGTGGGGAGATGCCCTCCCAGCGCTCAAATCCTACAACACTGAACTTGAGCGACGAATCGCCCTCGACGAACTGTCGCGGGCCACCGAAGCCTATGTCGAGAAGCAGTACGCGCCTGTCCGGCAGGAGATGCCGGATGTGCGGAGCCAAATCGCTGCCGGAGCGGGTAAACTATACATTGAGGACATGGACGCGGCGATAAGACTTCGCGACGCGTTCCAAGCGCTTACGGATGCCGTTGCCGATAACAAGGCCACGGTTGAACAGGTCGATGCGGTCATCAACGCGCTCAGTGTTTCGATGCTCGCAGCTTCCGAGCCAGTGCAAGCAGCAATCGATAAGCTCCGCGATTTTCGAGAGACGATCGCCGATGCGAACGAGAAGGCCGATCCGGCGCGCATTCAGAAGTATTTCGCCGAACTCGGCTCGGCGATGCAAAAGTGGTGGGGCCAGTATTCCGGTCCCTTCATCGTCGCGTGGGAGAAGTTCAAGGGTTTCGTCAAGGAATTCGACGATCTCAATAAGCGCGAGGGCGCCGCTGTCCCGATCCCGACACGCCGCCCCAACGACATCCAGCGCATGGATGAGGAGGCTGCTGCCGCAGAAAGGGCCGAGAAGGCGCAGGGCAAACTCACTGCCGCCTATGATCGAACCATCGAGAGCGCCCGCGAACGCAACGAGCAGCTTCAGGTAAGCCTGAAGTATCTCGGCGACTACAGCGTCGAGGCGCAGGCCGCCGTCTACGCTCAGCAGCTGATGAACCAGGCGCTTTCCGACGGGAAGTCGCTGACGCCGGAGCAGACGGCGGAGATCAACCGACTGGCGCAGGCGTATGCCGAACTCTCTCAGGCGATCGGTATCGCGCGCGCCGAGCAAGACCTCCAGTTCGAGCGCGACCAGCTTTCCCGCACGCCTGTCGAGCAGCGTGTCTATGCCGAACTGCGCAATCTCGGTCTCGACATCAATTCGATCGAAGGCCAGCGCATCGCCGACAACATCCGGATCAACGAGGAGCTGGAGCGGCAGATCAGCTATGCGGAGGATGTCCGCGATACGCTGAAGGAAGGCGCGTCCAGCTTCTTGCAGGACCTGTTCACCGGCAAGGACTTGATGGAATCGATCGTCCGGCTCGGCGATCGCTTCGCGTCCATGAACTTCGACGCCTTCGTCGAGGGCGCCAGCAACTGGATGAGCGGCAAGGGCTTCACGCTGAGCTCGTCGTCGGCCCGCGCCAACATCCCGGCCGCGAGGGCAACGGGACAGGAGATCGCCAAGCCGGTCGTCTCGGCGATCAAGGACATCGCCGAAGGGCCGGCATGGGAACGGCAGGGGCGCGGTGGAATTCCCGGCATGCCCGCCGCGATCCAGACGGGCAAGGCCATGGCGCAGGGCGTGGTGCCGGCCATTCAGGAGCCGTTGAACCGACAGGTCGATGTTATCGCCGGCGCGATCAGGAAGATCGAGAGCGGGAACAACTACGGCGCTGTCGGCATGCAGACGAAGTATGGAAAGCCGCTCGGGGCCTACCAGATACTCGAAAGCAACCTGCCGCAGTGGTCTCAGCAAGCGCTTGGCCGAGTTGTGTCGGCATCGGAGTTTCTCGGCGACCGGCTCACTCAGGATCAGGTTGCCTATTATCAG